AATGATGCTTTTGCTTTTGCCGTATTATTAATAAATTCAATTTCTGGTGAAACACAAGTACATCTTAATAGAAATAAGGCACAAAATTTGTCAAAGTTAGTAAGTTTATCAAATGCATTTCTCTCTATTAGACATTCTTGCAAGATAGAATCAAAGTAATCGCAAATATGACTATTATTATTATTAATTATAAATTTGTTAAGAGTACGATATTGCAAGAAACTTAGCTCTTTGAGCTTTAGGTTTTTGTTTAATGTCGGGGGAGTGTAGTTTAAATAAAATGACATTAAAGGAAATTTATAGGATTCGGAATACTAAGTCCGTTCTGGAAGCTTGTAACACGTGGAATTTCACCTTGTGATATTCTATTCACTAAATCACCAATAGGCAAGTACAGACTGTTTTCTACAGTGTAATGCGAATATGTCCATCTCGTTTGATAAGAAATTAATCTTTCATCGGTATAATCATATGATTGTTCACTAATTTGATACGGTACACAATTGTAGAATGAAAATACTTTTCTAGGTACCATGGAAATTCCTGCTGATGTGCGAGTATATTGTAGTAGAGTCATATTACATTTAACATTCCTTAGATCTCTTGCTCTTTCAGTATCGCCTGGTCTAGCTACCATGCCAAAATGCGATGCAAGGATTACCCAAGGTCTTATCACAAAGTCGATAAACGAAGTATTCGTTTCACGAAAATCTATTACTAGGGAAGGAAATTCTGAATTACGTGGTCCGCCCAAAATACCAGGTAAGAAGCCTCTATTATTTGCTATAGTAGCAGTTTGTACTTCAAACTGTTCTGTGGGTATAGTAATTTCGTGAGCAAAAAGACAGCCTATAATTTTCTGTAAAGGAAAGCTATTTAAAATAGTTACTGCTGTATCAATATCGTATCCTTTTTTAGCACCATCTGTGCGTTCTAAACCTTGGATGACACTAGTTCTTAAGCATGCCGGGTATCTATCAATAACTATAACCCATTGTGTTGAGTTGGGAATCGAGGTAAACCACGATTCCATTTGAACGAGAAAATAATCACGAACGCTTATTAAAGGAACACCGGGAATATTAAACCCGAAAAGATCAGTAACTTGCGGAGCAAAAGAAGGATTAGTACCGTTAAAGAGACCTGTAAAGTTCTTACCTAAACCGTTAAGTGCATCGGTGAGCGGGTTATTCACCTAATTATTTATTACCCGACCTTATTAACCAATATTTCTCCAGTAATGATAAGAAACAGTAGCTACAAACTCTATTGTTTCACCAGTACCTGCAGCAATGTTATAATTAATAGGCCCGACATTGCGAACGGAAACGCCAACTAATTGATACTGTGCAACCTTATTGAGCTGATTATCGAGCTGAACTAGATCAATAATAGCAGTCTGCTTTGGTGCGAAGTAATTACCAGTAGAATTAGCATCATTAAAGATATCTGTCGACCATGTTTCGAACTTCTGACGAATTTTAGATTGTGCATCAGCATAAAAGGTCATTTCATAAGCATCAGAACCTGGATATGTAGCGTTACCTGGGAGATTAAAATTCAATCCCATGTAAGGCACTTCGACGTTCTTGATTTGACGGGCAGGTAAAGAAGCTGTCTTAACATAAACTAGATCATCCTGATCAAACGTTACGTTACTTGCTCCGCCAGTATTAATCGATAATACTCTAAAATTATAATCACGAGCGAACTCGCGATTGGTTGCTACTCTGTAGAAGTCTGTGATTAATTGATTTACGTCAGCCATAAAAGTATTTATCTATTACGTTACAATCTCCTGGAAGTTTGTTCCGGTTCTAGTGCAGTAGAAATTACAGAGAATATATTCTGCAGCTCTTACTGGCTTAATATAGACATCGATTATGATAGTATTATCATCAATTGTTTCAGGCGTATTATTACGCTCATCGCAAATTAACAAGTAATCATATATACCTTGCGTGTTCTTCGCATTATCAAAAATAGGTGTTAAGCTATTAATGATTTGCGTACGTGTAAATAATGTATTTGGCTCGAACAAGAAGAACTTAACAGTATCTCTTGTTGCGGTTTCAAGATTCAAGAACAATCTACGTACATTAATACGATCAAATGCGCTAGGTTTCTTTTGCATTGTCTTTTGACCGAAGATTACGAAACCTTCTGCAGGGAAGAACGTAACAGGGTTAATACATATGCGATACAACTGATCGCGCTGCTTTTGCTTAGGATATAACCCAATATCAATTACTCCATTAATAATACCCCGTGTAAAGCCTGCCGGTGCATACCAAGGTTGGAAAGAGCTATCAGTTGTAGCCATTGCAGCTGCTGCAAACCCAGAGAATGGTACCCAGACTTGTTGATTTGTTGCGGCATCAGCTACCTTAGCAACGTTACCAAACGTGCAAGCATAGCTCGTATCCATGGTTGCAAATTGATTTTTTAAAGGCCAGTAAATGTTTGTCGAGAATGCATTATCCGGAATATCTAACGTCTTTAAGTTAGCACCTTGAATAAAGATATTTGTAAGAGGATCAGCTATAAACAAATGATCTTTACGACCTAGTGCAAGGTTTAAAAACGGCGAGGCTACTGCATTATATTGTTGTACAATTTCGGATGTTGAGCTAGGATTCTGTATAGACAGTGTTTCATTTACAAGGTCAAATGGTACGCTCTCATCGAAATAACCGTATGTCGACGGGTTAAACGAATTAACATATACTGTACCCAATCCTGCTTCAATAGTAACATTGAGTGGGTAAAGATCAGAGTTTGTAATTTTTTCTGTAGCAATGCTTAGCTTTGATGGAACGTTACCGATAATCTTTGTAGAAAGATCTTCGCTATTATAATCACCTAAGGCGAATAGAGCGTTTGTTACGCCAATCTGATTAGCAAATGTCTGTACTGTTGCCTGAGGAGCACCAACACGTGTTGTATATTCGGAAGGGGATTCACCTGCAAGTGGGACTAACAACCCGTCACTGAGAAAACGAACTTTCTTCATCGGGATACCATCGGCATCTAGCCATGTGTTGCTTCCTTTATTTGAGATAAAGGGATTAATAATGGTTGTAATGTTTATTGAATTTTGATCAACAGTTTCCATGAAGTAGCTGATTGCGGGTCCGCCATTATTACTATTAATCTGTCTGCTAGCATCAAATGAAGCTGTGTATCCTTCTTGCAGGACGTAGTCTAGAGCAATTGTATCGGGAGAAAAGACTGATTGTCTCAACTTAAAGACACCAATTGTTACAGTATCGTCAAACTGATTTGAAGAAATATCAAATGTAGGTATATTTTCTATTACCTCTGAAACGCTTCCTTGTAGACCGGCTGAATCAGCAGACAATGTAAAGTTAAGACGGACTTCAGGAATTGTTACGTAATTCGGGCTATTAATTGCTTTATCTTCATTATTAATACTGTAAACCGCATTTACATCATTAAATGGAGTTGCGGGGTTTAAATTTGTATTATCAATAACACCGACATAGATACCTTCAAACTTTGTATTAATGGTCGACTGACCTTTATTTAAAATTATCATTCCAGCACCACTTAAAGAGCTTACTGAGTTAAAGGTCGTTGCACCTTGTGTATCAGCATTCCAGCTAAAAGCATCGCCTTTTAAGATTGAAAGATATTCACTTTGTGTTAACTTTAAATGTGTAGGCTCACCATAGAAATAAACGGAATCGTCTCTTGTTAAATTTGTTGTTACACCACCGAGAGAGGCGCTATATACTTTAACAGGGTAAACTAATGCACTATATTCATCACTCGTATCAACTCCTGCGCCAGCGCCGTAAGGTAAGCGATAAACAATAGGCGTTGCAGGCGATTGTAAAACGGCTCTTACGGAATGGTAGAAATATCTCTCAGGAGAATTAGTAGGTTGACCAAAAATTTGTTCAAACTCAGACAACGATGTAACGCTAATAGGTTCAGAAGAAGGTCCTTTAGAAGCGAAACCTGGGACAAATACTACTGTAGAAGGTGCGCCAGCGTTTCTTAACGATAAATCTATTTCTTGAATTTCAACTCCGGGTGATTGAATTGTGCGTGCCATATAAAGTATTTATGTTTTTTTGGATAAAACTTTTTAATTTTTTACAAACTATCTACATGTTCTATAAGAGATACTTGTAATTGTGAGTATTCAAATGTAAAAGATGTCTCTAATTCATCGGCTGTTCTATTGTTAAAATTAATACTCCCTATAGCTGTAGGAAATGCCTCTTTATAGATAAATTCTACAACTCGCTTATCATATTCGTCCAATGCAAATAATGAAAAATCTGCTCTAAATTTAAGATAATCATAACCAACTGCAGCTAATGCAGAGTTAGAATTAGATCTCGGATCTATGTTACCCGGGCTTCTTTGAACATC